AACTCCATTAACAATTAAGATGTCGCAAGTGTAATAAACACCGTTATCAGGTACATCAAAAACTACAGTGCTTCCTATCCTCACTTGTCTTGTAGAAGAACCCGTTTGAGCATTTACATCTGCTATTTTTACCCTAACATAATTGGTATAAGTTGATCCTACAACATTGTCAGTTGTAACACTCATCGTAACTCCATTGTTTACAGATAAACAGATTATTTGTCCACCACTTTCAGATACAGTCGATTGAGCACTATTAGCAGTCTTGTCCCAGATAGCTAGGTCAATACTTCCATCATCAAACTCATCTACTGTTACAAAGTCTCCATCAGCTTCATCTTCCAATAGAGGACCTACATAGATGTCTAGTGTGGAATCATAAAACACTTTGGTTTTTGTTAAAGCATCTGTTTGAAAAGTATTGAATAATACATTTGTATAATCTGCTCCTGCCCCATTTCCTAGTCTTGCATCTACTGAGGTATAATCTAATTGGTAGATTATTTGTACTTGGTTCTTGAATAGAAAACCTCCTCCACCTATAGCTATGTCTCCTTCAATAACAATCTTCTGAGCTATGTCTCCACCTATTCCATAACCTGTTCTCTTTTGTTTAAACTGATTAAACAGTGAAGGCATATCAAGTGTCATTTCCAACTTTGAAGTGTGTTTGCAAAATCAGGGAACACTTTCTCCTCCCTTTCACTAAAAGGCACTGACTTTCCAGCTCTCACAGATTCATTGTTCACGTCTAAACCACCTGACAAAATGCGTCCTAATATACGACCATATTTTCCTACACGCTTGTGCTGGTCTATTATAATTTCTACTTCTCTTTTTTCTATTAATTCTCTTAGCCATTCTTTTGATTGTTTACCTCCTGGTTCTCCACTTTCAGGAGCTGCCGTTTCTATGAAACGTACTGGGAATTCGAAGTCTCTATCAACCCACTTTACTTGGATTGTATCCCCATCTATTACTCTGGTAACAGTTGCTTTAAAACTTTCTGTTATTTGTTTGTGTGGACTCTCGAAATAATAAAACTGCATTTGGCTATCGGTAAGCTCTGGGAATCTTTCGAAGTCATGTCCTTTTGCCATTATGCATCTCTTATGAATCTCTGTGCTTTTTTATCTCTGAGTATTGATAATCCTCTCAATGCTCCATCACGTAGTACATTGATCATGTCCTCCCCTTCAACTCTTGTAGTAAATCCTGACATGTCAAATATGACAACGTAGATTGCTGCTAAGTTAGATGATACTTCTTTTAGTAGCCCTTTAGTATCTACATTCAAACTTGCATAGTTATCTGAGAAATTAAATCTACAAACTGAATTGATAAATGATTCAGCTTGCGTCATATAATCATTAATATATGCTTCTGTAGCGGCAATCACACTTGCATTTTTTCCTGCCTTACGTTTTACTTCTTCTGTTGTTGCAAAGACGCCTGTATCTGCCATCGTATTTAGCAGAAGGGCATTATACTTAAACTTTTCTCTTTAGCACACCATGCTGCTCTGATTAAACCCTCGGTTATATGCGTTGATTTGCCAAAGAATCTAACTTTACCGTCGTCTCTTTCTACTTGCACCGACTTTAAACTTGCCATTAACTCTTCATCTTTTAGAAGTTTGATGTTTCTTCTCTCCATCATGTTCAGTAAGTTCTCGTAGAAGTCTTCTTTCATTACTCTGTTCACCCTCTGTGACCCCCTTTCTACTGATTTCCTACTGTTGTTTAGCCCAACCACTTTCCTATTCATCTCTTTGTCTCTCAATAGCCATTCGAATACCCCAATTCCAATGCCTTGATTATCAATCCCTATACTCTTTCTATTAAATCGATATATAGAATCCAATTCCTTTATTTTATTATATGTATCAGGTTGTCTTGTTTTCTTAGTTGTGATACTATCTACTTGTTCTATTCTTTTTCCTGAAGTCGCATCTAAGATTTCGAATGTGGTCTCATCCTTACCCATTCCACCAATATCTATACCCATGTAGTATTTCTGTCCTTTTAGGAACTGATCTCTTCTTCTGAGTATACAGATGGCTCTAATTAAGTCATCAGAGAAATACTGTCGGAAGTCATCTACAAATTCACCTAGATATTCCTGTGCATATTGTGCAGTACTCATTCTCTTACGTTCTTTTGCTAGGAACTTATCATCCTTTCTTGGACATTCTTCTGAAGTTATGTGGAATGATTTGTAGTCTTCATCCTCAAAACATTCGAAAAAGTACCCAGATCTTCCGTGGGGAGTTGATAATAATATCTTCTTCCCTCTAGTCACCGCAAGCATAGGAGTTACCGCACTCCATACCATTTCGGAGATGAATGCAGCTTCATCTGCTATTAGAAGATCTATGGTAAAACCACGAATTCCTTCTCCATCCATCCCTGCAGGAAGACATCTAATGATGGATCCGTTTTTTAGCTCAACAAAGGTAAGGGTGGGTCTCCCCTTAATGGCCCCCTTGTGGTTCTCATTCAGATAAGAAATAACCTTACGAAACAGGTGATGTGCTTGTCTTTCTACACTTGCGATGATCATGATCTCTTTTTTACTATTCTGTACTGCATATTCTCCTGCTTTAATACTTATGACAGTGGACTTCCCTACTTGCCTACCACTTCTTAATACTATGTCTCCTTTAGTTTCTAAGACTTCCTGCTGCCATGGATCTAGTGTCTTCCATGGCTTGATTAAATTATATTCCATTTAATATATGTTCTCCCAATTTATTACTCACACAATTATTAATTAGTGTTCTCTTATCTCCTTTATATCCATGAAAGTTTTTGATATTTATATCCCATGCCTTAGCTTTTACTTTAAATGTTTGTCCTTTATCATTTCTTACTTTTGGCCTTAAACCCTTAAACGTAGGAATCTTTAAGTTACTCCAGAAGAAGTGTTTAGAAATCTTTTGTGGTTTAATTAGTGGCTCATAATAACTAACTACATTCTCTACAACCCATGTGCCTTTAAACCAATGTTTAAGGAAGATTATTTCTTCATACAAACTCATATCTGGATATTTCCTTTTGCTGAAGGAATAGCACATTCTTGAGTGTGTAGGACATGGTGGACTACTCCATATGAAATCAAAGTCTTTGTAGTTTTCTAGTAAGTATTGATGTGCATCCCCTATTATCACTTCATCTTCAGGGAATAAGTCCTTATAGATTTTTGCAATACTTTCATTTATCTCTACGGCTGTTACTTCATGCTCATCACCCCATAGCTTTCTATTCCCGCCTATCCCTGCATATAAATTTAGTATTTTCATTTCTCCCAAATTTCACCAAGTTCTTCAATATCATATTTAAAATCCTTAGGCATCAAGCGTACTCTGTCCTGGATCGATATCAGTCTTTCTATCTCTGCCTTTCTGTCTATTTTCGAACTTCCTCCTTTCACTTCTGAGTTGCTTTGCTGCTTTGATTTCATTGTTTATATCTTCCCAGCTAACCATTATAACTAATAATATAATCTAAATTAGTATAATCATATAATAGAATATAATAGAAAAATACTATATTTCTGCGGGAGCTGCATAACCACGAGAACACACAATCGTCAATAATCGCTAATAACTGGGTTTGGCAGGCCGAACGTAGTGAGGCCTGGCCGGCCAGCCGTAGGCTAGGCCGGCAATAGCGAGCAAGCGAGGCCTTACGTACACATGAGCGAAGAGCGAATGTGTCGTTATGGCCTTGCTTTGCGTAGCATAATTGAGCGTGAGGCCACCCCACACGCGAAGCTATTTGTTTAAAGGCTAATAGATCAATACTAGAAGTAGGCTCCCCATGTCTTTCGACCATCCGTAGGATGTCGAAAGCATTGAGGCTATATATATTTATCATTTGGCTTTAAACAAATAAACAAAGACTGCTTAGAGGACATTTTCCACACATTACCACATCAACATTCCATTCAGTGAGCATGACCTTGCCACACCCTTGACAGCGCTTGTATACTTGAGCACCATCAATTGTAGTGGCTAAGATCTTACTACTCATTGGTCTAGTTCTTTAATGAAAAAGAGGTATTCTTGCAATACTTGTTCACTGCAATCTCTAAAGTTCATGCTAGTGCTGAATTCTGCGTATAAGCCCATAGCTAGTCCTGTAAGAGCTTCAGCTATCTTCTCTTGACTCACTACTGGTTTAGTCTTAATTGGCGTTTCTACTACTATCCCAGGCTTCACAGCATCATCTGCAGTGTGTACAGCTGGTCCATTACCTATTCCTCTGATATTGGTCCATTGTCCACTCTTTGCTACTTCCAAGTTCATTGTTGCTCCAACTTTCAGTTGTTCTGCAACAGTTTCTTCGAAGCAACTCATGTTACCTTGGTCTGTTTCTACTTTCCAATACGTCTTACCAGCTCTTGACATTGCAGGTTGTATATTTGTTATTGTTAATGTTGTTTCCATTATGTTCTCCATTTTAATTTAATTGGGGTATTTGTCCTAGGGACTATGATTTTCTTCTATTTTTTATCTTGTTCTTATAATTGAAGTTGAAAAAGTCATTATCACATTTATTACAGTGAAATCTAATTGTTACTGTGATATTGTCAGTGTCTGCGCTGAAACATCTCCAACACTTGGGTAACTTTCTCTCTGCCTTACGTTTCATTATGATTGGGGGCATCGATGATGTAAAAAGAGGTGATCTTGTTATACAATAGCTGTTACTCCAGCCCCCGCTGTAACTATGAGTGTTTGCTTAATCCATTGAGTACATTTATAATGTTCTTTACTTTCTTTAGACAACTAGGACATGAAACATAAATATGAGTACTATTTGTTACCCATTTATAATTACAGTTTGTACATTGTATTTCCATAGTTATAAGTAGTATTGTTAGTATATAAACCTATCTATTTGGATTAGTCCTTTAAGAGTTACACCCTAGTTTGAATAGATTGCTTTCCAATCATCTGATATGTTAATCTGTGCTCCAGTAACATCCTTCCACACATCCCCAATGTTTATCTGTATGCTTTCTATTGTTTCCCAAGTATCTGAAATGTTTACTTGTAATCTAGTTGCATCAACTGATGGTTCCTGTAATGCACATGCTGTTATTCCCCAGTCATCTGAACTTGATAGTGTCCATCCCATTGTCTCTGTTGCACCTGAGCTGATCACATCTTGACTTGCTCCTCTTACATCTGTTCCCCCACCTGTACCTGGCTCACTATATCTTAGTGTGTGATCATTTGCTGTTACAGTGTCAGGGCCTGCGGATACTTGACACATGCTATCTATCACCATCTCAGTTGCCAGAGCTACCACATCAACTGTTGGGCTATCATCATTTCCTGTATTATCTGCTGATGAAGCTGTTCTGAAGGGTGCACCTTGATGTACTCCAGTGTAACAAGAGACTCCAACTACACATCTAACACTCTTTGTGAAGTCTACTGTGAGAATTGCAGTCTTTGATGTTGGTGCAGCTAAAACATATAGACTTGCCTTTGAATTACTACTTCCTACCTCATTTCCAACCATAGTTAGTGCTTCTCCAACTCCAGCTTTATCCCATGTGACTCTATTTACTGCTCCTGCACCTGCAGATTTATATGCTACTCTTACAACTAATGCCTTATTTGTTCCTGTAACTGTGAAACTTGCTATATCTAATGAAGAAGTCCCACTGCTCTCTGCAGAGTCTGTAGATCCATGAGCAATTGCCATTTAAGCTGCGTATTGGAGATATATTGTACCGTGCGGATAGTTAGAAGCAGTTGGTGGGCTTGAGTCTGTCCCATGTAGAACCATACCCATATATGAAGTATCATTGGTGTTGTTGTCTCCAACTATTTCCATATTGTTTGCAGTTATCTTTCCACTTGTGGTGTCATCTCCATTATTTATTAGATAATCAGAGTGAGCTTGACTATTGTCTGCGATGTGATTTGTTGATGCAGTTACTGCTGTATCAATCTGTGCGTGAGTGTTTGATCCTATATTTGCTATTCCTGTGTGATCTATACCCCCATCATTAACTGTAACATTAACTTCTGTATCCGGTGATTCTGTTAAGTTAAAATCATCTCCATTAAAATCTAATGTTACTATATCAGCACCTCCTAATTGTACTCCACCTTCCTTAACAGTTGTCATAGAACCTGAACCACCTCCACCTCCAGTATTTCCACCACTTAGAACCCCATTCACATCATTCTTTACGAAGCCTGCTCCAGTGCCATCCCTTAGTTTAATTTTATTTGATAGAACTTCTACTGTGTTTAATACGTGTGTCTTAACATGAGGATCTATATTCTCTCTAGGATTATCATATGAGCCTCCACCTCTTCTAGATGCTCTTCCTCTGCCAGTATTGCCTACTGCTAAGGGATTTTTTACTTTTGCCACTAAGAATTAAGTCCACATTGGTATGTAGTAGACTGTCCCCCCCTGAGTTATCTTCAACCATTTTGTGATTGTTGCTGTTCCAACTCCGGAAGGTGCTACATTAGAAATTGTGACTGTTCCAGAAGCATTTGCTTGCACATCTTCCAGTGCAACTGTTCCCTTTACTGCTAAACTTTTTAATACTTCATCGCTTGTTACCATATTATGCCGCCTTGACTATTGCAAAGAAAACTTGTAGTCCATTTGCGCTAGTCCATGATGTAAAATCGTCAGCAACAACTACTTGTCCAGTTAATGCTGAATCGATAGCTGTCTTGTCCCCTACATCAAAGGGTCCTAGTACTGTAATGTCTCCAGCTGCCATCAGGCTGCCTCAGTACTCTTTTCTTCTTCTTTAGAATCTTCTTCTTGTTGTTGTTCGTTGTTTTCTTCTTCACTCATTTTTTCTTTGTCTCCTTTTGTTTAGTCTCTAAATATTCTTTTACTCTTACGTCATCTGAATCTGCATTAAGAGCATGTAATCTTTTACCTTCTAGTAATCTGTTTTCTTTAGTCATTTTACGCTTGTGTATTTGTAATCAAAGTTACAGCTTTAGGATTCTTCAATTGAGCTGCACCTACTTCCCATGCTCTTATTGTAAAACCAATACCTGGATCTTCAATTGTTTTAACCATTAGAGGTTGGACATTAATCCAAGTCCCTGCTTCTTTTCCAATGATCACTGCTGCTTTATCTGCAGTTACATTGTTTGAAACAATTACTTTCAGTCCTAATAAGAAACCTACCTTTCCATTCCGAGTAACATCATCCGTATAGAATTGCCCTGCATTCCTAATGTTTGCGTTACCTAAGATATTTGCATAGTCTGTAGGACTTAAACATAAGAACCCATTCTTGTCCGGATTGTAATCATTAGTAGCAATCTTCCTCTTAGCGTTTAGAATATTTTGAATTGGATCTCTGTTAGCTATTGTAGCTGAATCCCATTCTTCACCAGATGTGATTGCTTCTTCATTAATATTAGCTGGAGTTTGACTTTCAGTCAACACATCCCAAATCTCTGCGTCCACTGACTTTGCTACTGCTCTTGCAATTCTTAGCAATGTTCTAGCAATAACATCCACATCGTTTGTTCTTGCATCTTCCCATGATATTCTTGATTCCATACCATGCTTTTTCATATAAGAATTCTGTTGTGTCCATGAAACTTCACCGTGTGGGAATGATGCTAATCTTGGTACTCCTTCTACACCGCTTCCTGTTCCACCAGTAAGGTCTGCTGCTGTTTCTTGGTAGTATCTATCTTGCCACTTACTTCCTGATTGTACAATACATAATTGTTTGAATACATATTCTGTTAGTGCGAATCCTGTTACAACTTTCTGAACGTTTAATCCTCTTATGTCTGCCATTCCAGTTGTATCTGCCATTAGTAAATACCTACCGCTACTGCAATTACTTCAGCTGCACTTGCTGTTTCCATGGCTTTTCCTACCACTGATCCAGTTAGTAAATCTGCTGCTCCACTTGCAATAACTAAATTTGCTCCACCGATATTGACAACTGCTCCAGCAGTTATACCTGAGCCTGAATCTTTTAGATCAAATATACCACAAGTATATAGTCCCAAAGTTACAGATCCATCGCTTGCTACTTTCTCAGTAGAAGCAATACCAGCGAAAACATCATTGTCTGCAGAGCTTACCACTGCAGTTCTCGGGTCTGTCATCTTACAAATAGTTCCTTTCTCAATACCAGCACCGTCGGCAACAGTAAATCTAAGTGGTTTCCCTTTAGGTTGACCTATCAACTCAATAATTACTGCTTCGTTTGCCATAGCTATTTACGATCTAATAAGTATTTAAATCTTTCCTTGTTTTCCTCAATATCCTGTTCAGTCCAATCCCAACAATTACCACATATATTCATTTTCTCTCTAGGTGTATCTTCTACAAATTTCCTAATGACCTTACAGATATGACACTTCTTATCAATTAGTATCATCTTCTTTCAGAGGTGGGTATTTTTTGAGTTCTTGCTCTGCCAGATTCAACGATAGTCTAGAAGTTGATAGAGTTAGTAGCGCACCACGGATCAGGTCCTTAGATTGGTCTCTTACTCTGACCCAATCCATTTGCTCTAGCTTAATCATTCTGTTGTTAAAGGATTAATCTCTCCTGTCAAAACTTTCTCAGCATATTCTTCATCACTTAGTTCCTTTGGAGCTTGAGGCTTTTGTCCTGCTTCAGCTTTTCCAGATAATAATTGTTTTGCGAATAATGCTTCTTGTCTTTCTAAGAGTTCTTCTTGTTTCTCGTTTGCTTCCTCCAACCTTTCTGCCGCATCGTATGCGTTGTCAACAAGTCCAGAGCTTTGAGGCTTATCCCCCTCTCTAGTGTTCTCTGGTGTTGATTCTTCCCCTTGTGTTTTTTCTTGTTCATCCATTTTCATTCCCTCCTTGTAACTATGTTCCTAGTAAACCAAATTGTAATGTACTCTTTCCTCTGTTCCAGTTCTTTAGCCATTCTTCTTCTTCAGTTGGCAAGTCCTCTTGCATCTCTTTCTTAATTTCTAGATAATTAGCCCAGAACTCTTGGTTCTGTTGTGTAGCTGCATTCTTATCCTCTTGATACTCTGTCCAGAAATCCATTATCAGTTGTTGTTCAGGATCAACCTCAGCTATCTCTTGACTCCTCGCTAGTGCGGCTAATGCGCTCTCATAACTTTGTTGTACTGATGCTCTGTTTCCCTCTACTATTTTCTTAAATACTTTTCCTGCAAAGAATAGTAGTGGATTTACAAATACATTAGCATCAACACTTTCTTCTGCAAAGTTTATTGCATCCATTGATCTATCAAAGGTTTCTTTAAGACTCGCTTCAGTTGTTACTCCCGCTATCGCAGGACCTATCATATCTCTCATAGATATACTAGCTTGTCCAGCTATGTTATCTGCTGATCCCCAAGTAGCCATTGTACTTATACCCATTAAAGTACCTCCAGTTCCAAAAACAACTCCAAAACCAAACTTCCATCTGTTTTTCTTTATAAAGTTTAATAGTCCACCTTCTTTCTTGATTATCTCTTTCCCTAATTTAATAGCATCTTCTGGAGTCTTAGGTTTCTGACCTAATGCTTTGAAAGCTGCATTTCCTTTGTCTAAAGCTTTCTTAGACTTTAGTGCTTGTATTGCTAGTTTAACCTTCGGAGCTTTGTCTACTAATCCTCCTACTCCCTCCTTCACTTTTGGACCTAATCCTTTTCCACCTTTTCCTAATAAACCTAAACCTGCCTTTCCAGCTTGTGCTGCTGCACCTGGTCCTATTGGAAGAGTTCCTGCTTGTAATTGTTCTCCAGGAATTCCTAATACATTCTTTCCTCCTATACCTAGAAATTCTTGAACACCTTCTTTCCCTAAGAATTCTTTGCCTTGTTCAATACCTGCTTCAATATTTCCTACTAATCCTTTCTGCCCTTCTTGTGCAATAGCTCCAGCACCTGTTGGCCTAGATTCTATTGCTTCTCTTGTCTTTGCTCTCCTTGCTTCTCTTTTAGCAGGTCTAGCTTGTCTTCGAAGTTCTCTTTTATCTCTTCTCCCTTCTCTCCTAGTTTCTCTCCTTCCTCTTCTTTCAGTCCTCCTATCTCTTCTAGTTTGTCTTCTAGTTTGTCTAGCCTCTTGCCTAGAAGCTCTTCTATCACCTCTTCGTTCTTTCCTTTCCTTTCTTCTAGTTAGTCTCCTCTCTTTTCTTGCTCCTCTTCTAGCTTTTCTCTTAGCTCTTTTGTGACTCATATTGCTATGCTTACCCCCAGCTGAGCTAGTAAGGCTACTATTACTCCATACATTCCTCTCTCTAAATATATCATCTTCGTTTCAATTATAGCTAATCTATCACAAATCTGTTGTGTCATGCTGGTTCTCCCCCTCCTTCAGGTTGTGCAGGTTGTGCAGCTCCTACTGTAGTATCACTTGGTTGTGCCGCTTGATCAGCAGGTCCATCCTTTGCTTTATCTGATAATACATCGTTCTCTAAACTAACTGGGAACTCTAGTTCTATTTCTAATCCTAATTGCATTCCTACTTCTTCTTCAATATATAATTGATCTTCTTCTACTGATTGTTGGAATGCTAGATATACTATCTTAGCACTAGCTTCAGTGAATTCTGTTCCTCCTCCCATAATTACTTTAGGAGTTCCACATACTTCGTAGAAATAATCATTTAACTTATCAATCCATTGTAATGGATTTAATGAGGCATTAGGTGCAGTTCCTATAAATTCTGGAGTGATAACATCTTTAGGCACATATAGATTCTCACCTTTTGCTCTTGCTGCATCCATCTTAGATTTGAATGCTGCTATCTCTGCTATGTCATCTGTGTCTAAATGGAATACGAACATTGGATCTACATTCCTATGTAGAACTCTCTTCCAATCTGCCATTGCTTCGTTCCTCATTAGAATAATTTGTTCTACTTTTTCAATTACACTTACTCCGTGAATCTCATCTGCAACTCTATTTCTACATAAGTGAAATATCTCATCTGGTTGAAATACTTTATTATCTTGTTTCTTCCTAGTTTTAGATAATTGTTCATATCTCTTTATTATCCCTTGTCTATTAACAACAATCCTTATTACTCCCGGATCTAGAGGTTTAAGATTAATTAATTCTTGTTTCTCATTTCTGATTATTTCAGCAAATGAGTCTCCTGCTATCATCATAGTTCTAATCATATTCTCTAGAATTGTGTTGAATGTATCTTTACCAAATCCTCTTATCTGGCTTAGAACTGTCTGAACAAACTTCCCTGCTTTGTATCCTTTCCCTACTGTCCATGTAGCTCTTGCATCTATACATGAACCTAATTCTGGAATTGTCTTATAATAACCTAGGTATTCAGTAAATTTCTCTTGAGTATAAGTTGTCTCTTCCTGATCTGCAGGACCATCTGTTTGTATACTATCTACTTTGTATGTTGGATCCACATATACATCTGCTTGATTTGCAAACTGTGTTGTTATATTGCTTGCATCCATTGAGCCTATGTCAGTCTCAGGCATCTTGTGTACTCTCCTCTATGCCTACTACTGCATATTCACTTATCCAAAATGAATCCCCTGGTGTAGTCCATGTAAACTTGGCTGTCATTTTCTTACCTGTATTTCCCATGATTGCAATATCTGAATCTTTTGCAATTACATAAGTAACTCCATCGTTTGCACTCATAGCCATTTCAGGCTCTTCTTCTGAAGTGTTAAAAGTCCCTATCATTGTTACTACGTTTGCTTTTGTATCTAATGCAGTTGTTGTTTCTAGTTTACATTCTGTTAATGGTGTAGCTGTAAAAGGCCATTTCCTAAACCAGTCAGCTCTAAGCTCTACACTTGCAGCGCTTCTAGTTGCTCTAAATTGTAGTTTCCCATTACCAGCAAGTCCTTTCCTCTCCCACGTTTGATCAAAAGTATCATACGCATAAATAACTCCATTAACAATTAAGATGTCGCAAGTGTAATAAACACCGTTATCAGGTACATCAAAAACTACAGTGCTTCCCATCCTCACTTGTCTTGTAGAAGAACCCGTTTGAGCATTTACATCTGCTATTTTTACTCTAATATAATTGGTATAAGTTGATCCTACAACATTGTCAGTTGTAACACTCATCGTAACTCCATTGTTTAAAGATTTACAGATTATTTGTCCACCACTTTCAGATACATCCGATTGAGAAACACCAGCTGTCTTGTCCCAAATAGCTAGGTCAATACTTGCATCATCAAACTCATCTACTGTTACAAAGTCTCCATCAGCTTCATCTTCCAATAGAGGACCTACATAGATGTCTAGTGTGGAATCATAAAACACTTTGGTTTTTGTTAAAGCATCTGATTGAAAAGTATTGAATAATACATTTGTATAATCTGCTCCTTCCCCATTTCCTAGTCTTGCATCTACTGAGGTATAATC